TCTGGCATGTCTTCGGCGGCAATGAGCGTTGCGAAATCCGTCAGCTGCGCCCAGGCATAAAGCTGCAACAGCGTCGCAGTGGAAACGCGCGGAATAGGCCATAGCCAGAGATTCGAAATCGGGTCTCCGCAGTCGTTGTACAGAAGTTCTGGAATGGCCGCCAGCGCGTTGAGATCCGTGATTTGACTCCACTCATCGTACTTGACGACCTTCAGCGGGTAAGTGATGGTCTTCAATGCGTTCGGGCCGGCCAACAGGATGTTGGCGCGCTCGATGAAGTTGGGCCGCAAAACGTTGAACGGAGCCGCAGCACCCAATCCAATCGCATAACTGCCGGCACTCGATGGCAGCGCATAGGTCGTGTTGCTGATCGACCAGACCATCAGATTTCTGATGCGACATTGGCCGAGTAAAAGGTTGAGTGCGGTGAGTCCGAAGGTAGAGTCTGAGATAGAAGCCGTGCCGCCTTGTTCGAGAATCCCGAGCAGCGTGAGGGCTTGATTCACGAGTGTTTGGGCAGAATAAGTCGGCACGGCTTTTTACCTCTAACTTCCGGACACCGGCGGCACTGGAGGTTGCGGGAGCCCGGCTTGGGCCGCCTGCAACGCTGCGATAGCCGCGTTGAGAGCCGTATAGGCGGCCTGGCCGTCAGCGGTAGCCTGGGTCTGGTCGCTGTTCATGGTGGTTTGCATGGCCGCCAGTTGCGCTTGGTCCGAGCCGACTTTGGAAACATCGGTCTGATAGGTCTGGAGCGCAGTCTCGGCGGCGGTGACGAGCGTTTCCACGTTCGTGAGGTCGGTGGGCGTGGTCGCCATGGTCTTATCCCTTACCCTTTTGCAGTTCAGTGAGTTGCGCCTGCAGCTTTTCGAGCAGATCGGCCTGCTGCGTGAGTTGGGACTGCAAGGCCGTATTCCGGTCGAGCAGTTCCTTCTTGTCAAGCGCCGGCGTGCTCGTAACCACGCGCACCGGCGGGTAGGGTTCATCGCGGAAGCCGAGCGCCTTGGCTTCCTTTTCCCGCTTGGGATCCTCAACCACAATTGCGCTGCCATTGGAATGGTGCAGCGCCTTAGGGTAGGCCTGGAGCTTCTGGGGCGGCCGAGGAGTGTCCTTGTCCACCGGCTCGCCTGTGACCGTGCCGACGCCGGAGATGTTCAGCAGAGCATCTCCGACTTCGATGTGGTGCTTACGGAACCGAGCAAGGGACTCGGTGAGTCCCCCCATCTGTGTCTCGGCTCCAAGAACAGTGATTTCAGCTGCCATGCTGTCATTTCTCCTGGAAGTTGTAGTGGATCAGCATCCCAGGAGTCTGAAGCACTTCTGCTGATGCCGCCGATTGGTTAAAAGAGAGAGTAAAGACCACGGCCGTTATGTCCGTGCTCAAATTCAGTGGCGTTCCGAGCGTGGTGCGAATATTCCTGAACGCGCCCGCCGTGGTTGCCGCCATGTTGCCAGTAGTCGAGCTGGTCGTAAGAGATCCACCAGCTGCTACGGGCGCGACTGTCGACGCTGACTCGCTTTGACCCGGCGCCGGGAATGCAATCGTGCCCACAGACGCACCGTTGATCGATGTGAGTGTGGTGGTCTGGACGCCATAAATCACATCGTAGGACGTGATCGTGACGCCCTTGTTCAGCAACGGCTGAAAGACATCCGACGTGAGTAGACACGTCAGGAGGTTATTGTTAGCCGCCGCCGCCAGCGAAATCTGGTTCACTGGAATGTAAGATGAGCCGATGGAGGTTAGCCCCTGAATGTTTGGGCCGCCGGTCGCTACAGCCACCTGTGCGGCATAAGTTCCAGAAGTAGACCAGGCGCATGAGCCGGGCCCGATCATCAGTGTCCGCTCATAGGTGTACGCCGTCCAGCGGCCGGTCGAGGACGGGCAGTCTAGGACGTTTGCGCTGGCGACATAGATCAACGGCAGAGTGGCCTGAGAAGTGCGCGTACAAACCCCATACGGGACCTGCGAAGCGCCTTGCCGGAAGCCCGAATCCATACCAGTGGATAGATACTGGTCGACCCAGACTGTCTGCCCGGAAGCGTGCGCATTGACAGCGGTACCCTGCTCACCGCGGACCACGGTGACGCAGTTCCCGGATGGCGCGCTTGTGATCTGCATGTACTCCTGATCGACGTACAGGCCGCCATAGTTGCCGTTGCCGTAGAGGACGTTCGTGGTCGATGCCAGGCAGACATAGTTCGCCGACGAAACGCCTGTGAGGACGGCGGAGAGAGTCGTGCTGGGGGTGGTGCTCTGGGCTACGGCCAGCGCGACCGTGAGCATGAACAGAATAGAGAGGCGAAATGTGGTTTTCATGGTAGTGCTCCTTAGCCGTAGATCACGCAGGCCATGTGGTCCGCGTATTGAGCTGCAAAGCCGTAGATCACGTCAAAGCGCTCGGTTTCGTAGCCGGCGAAAGGGCCGCTCGACTGCCATTGCCGGATCGAGCGGATGTAGATGCCAGGCGTCCCGGCTTCCTCGCCGCCGAAGACCTCGCACTGCACGTCCAGCGGTTTGTGCAGCTTGATGAAGGCAGCTGTGAAAGCTTCTTTCTGCAGCGCAAAGGCCGTGTTGCACTGCTGGGCAGTGGTGGTGGCCATGTTGATCGCCGCACCGGCCGCCGGCGAGCCCGAGCAGTTCTGGAACTGCCCGCTGGGGATCAGCGCCGGATAGATTGAAGCAACGGCGGCGCCGCTCGTGTCAGTAACGGGCGCAGTGACCACGAACTGCATCAGGTTCGAAGCGCCGTTATAGGCGTTGTGGTTGCCGCTCGGATTGACCTTGTAGACACCCGTAGCGCCCGAGCCGATCGTAAAGCGATCGCCCGGAACAAGCGAAACGTCGCCGGAGGTCCAGTTGTTCGTGCTGAGAGAGGAGCCGCTCTGGCCGGCGGTGGCCACCTGGCCGGAGCCGACCCAGGCTCCCGACTGGAAGGTCGGAAGTTGCTCATCGCGCAGGAAATCGAATCCCGCATAAGTTCCGACCACGCCGCTCAGGTATTGCTTCCCGATCACCTCTCGCGGGTTGAAGATCGTCTGCCCCAAACCGAGCAGGTTGTTCTCATATTCGGAGGTCCAGATCACCACCCGGTCATTGTCTGGAGCCAGCAGCTTGTTGAGGACCTGCCGGGCCAGGTTGTAAGTCGCCGTGGTGGTGGGCTGCGTGCCCGGCGTGCCAACGTAGTTCGGAATTGTGACCTGCATATAAGCGAGCAAGTCCGCGTCGATCTGATTGGCGATCATGACCCCGAGCGGACGGCTGTATTCCTCGTGGAATGCTTCCATGTGGAGGAACAAAGCCTCGTCGGTGTCGTTATAGATGAAGTCGCCACCGCGCCAGTAGGAGATCGTGAGTGGCACGGTCGTCTGGACGATGGGCTCGGGTTGGAAGGCCTGCCCCTGCCGGCCTTTCGGGCGCCAGGGACGCTTGATTTGCAGCGTTGTGCCGATGCGGACCTTCTGCTCGAAGTAATCTTCGTGCTCCCGGTCGATCGAACGCAGCGCCGCGCAATTGTTGTACAGGACTCGGAGGACCTCGGAGGTCACCTCCTGCCGTACAGGAATTGAGTTGATTGGCATCGAGCACTCCTTTTGAAGTGCCGAGCCTCCCGACGAACGCTACCGAGCGAATTGCGCCTGATTCCGACGCGCAGCCCAGGCCGCTGTTCCAGGCTTGGGTTCTTCTGGCGCCGGAATGCCGCCGCGCGCAGCAACTTCCGCCGATGGCTTCGGCTTCGTGGCCTGTTCCGTGGCCTGTGCGGTTGCCCGTGCCTGTGCGGCTTTTTCAGGGTGGCTGCGGTCTTTCGGGCTTTCGCTCGCGGCTTGCGCGGCCGGTTTGGACGTTTCAGACGAATAGATCACTTCGACCTTGCCCTCCAGGCGCCCGAAAGCGCCTTTGAGAGCGTCAAAATCGCCTTCTTTTTCGATGAGGTGCTGATAGTCGACCTCATGGGTCGCCAGATAGTGCAGCACGAAGGCCTGCTGGTCGCTCAGCATTATCATGGCCTGCAGGTTCGGCCCGATGGTCATCCCCTCCGCCTTCTCTTGCACTTGGTCCCAGTCCTGGAGTTCAGCGCGGTCCTTTTCGGCCTTCGCCAGTGCCTCGCGAGCCTGCGCTCTCAGCGCTTCCATGGTCGCGACCTGGTCCTGTTCGGCCCGGGCCGTATCTACGACCTTTTTAGCCTCTTGGCGCGCCTCCCAGCGACCCATGGCGCGCTCGAACTCAGGATCTGTGGCGAAATCCTTGCGCGCCGGTCGTATATCCTCGGCTGCAGCTTTAACTGGCTCCTCGGCCGGCGATTTCAGCAAGCCCAACTGCCGCGCCAGATCGAGCTGGCCCCGCGCAGCGCCCAGCTCCTCCCGGAGCCGGTTCAGCTCGCGGCGGACGCTCCGAGATAGCCGATGGTCCGGAACCTGGTCAATAATCTGCTCAAGGTCGTCCGGGCCTGCGGCAGCTCCGGGCTTGACTGACTCCGCGGCCGGGGCTGGCTGCGGCTCTTCTATCTTTGCGGGTGCGCCGCTGTTCCGGCCAGCAATGAACGCTTTGACATCGAATTTCGGCTCTGCGGCCGGGGCTGGTGTAGTGACTGGCGTACTCACGAATTGACTCCTACTGGTTCCGGCTGTTGCATTTGTTCCTGTTGCTGCTGTTGCTGCTGTTGCTGCTGTTGCGCCTGCTGTGCCTGCTGATCCTGCAGCGCGCCGGCATGTACATGCTCGGCCGCCTGCATTCCGCGGTCATGCGCCAGACCAGTCAGGTGCTCGATGCGGTCTTCATCCATTTGCGCGCGATCGATTCCAGCCTTGACTTCAGCTTCACGAATGCCGGCCAGCGCGTTGATTTCGGCGATGTACTTGCGGGCTTCGATTTCAGGCAACTTCGCCAGTAGCGCCTGCTGCATCTTCTGCACCAGCATGTGGAGCTGCTGATTCTGCGCTTGGGCCTGCTGAAGCTGCTGGCCGAGCTGTGCCGGTGTCTGATCGCCGCTCGTGGGCGGTGCTAGCAGATCCCCCATTTGTTCGATTTTCGGATTGCCATCACCGAGCAGTCGCAAGTAGGCTGCGGCCACGCCCGGAACCTGCATAGCCTGTGGGTATGCTTTGAAAAAGTCGCCTAAGTACTGCGTGGCCTCGCGATCACGCGTCTCGCTGTTCGGGCCGACGACGACGCGCACGGCATACTCACCGGACCCGATGTTGTTCCCTTTGCCCTTTTTGCCTGTGGCGCGATCGATTCCGTCCTCGCCGAAAATGCGATTGATTTCGATGTTTTCGTGAGATAAATCTGCGCGCACAATCGTCACAACTTGGGGACCGTCCATGATGTGAGGGGCGATTTCGACGATCTGTCCATAGACGATGCCGATAGCACGGTGGAGATTGTCGGAATAGCTGAAATTCCCAACATTCGATTCGCTGCGCAGTTGTTCGATAGCTCGTCCGCTTTGTTGGCCGGCCTGTTGGCCCAGCGAAGGATCATAGATCGAAGTCACGGCCTTAATGGCATCGGAGAAGTAGGTGCCCAGTGCAAGCAGCCACTGGATCGGCGACTCCCATACATTGCGTTGAGGCGGTGGAAGCAGCGTCGACGCGCCTGTGGCTCCGTCCGTGGCATGGACCGGGTTGTATTCCAGGTAGGACCACAGTTCGCTATTGGCACTTTGCCAGCGCGGATCGTCGAATTGGCCCTTGGCTCCGATGAAGGGCGCCCGCGGCATCATGCCAGCCACTTCAGTCGCTGTCGTGGCTGTATAATTCAGGGCGCGCTGGGCATCGATGGCGTTCGAAATCAGCGACAGCCGATGGAGCTTGCCGTTGATGTAAACTTCGGGACCGAGAACGGGGATCCAAGGGATTACGGAGCCAGGCCAGTCCGTCTCGTCGAGCACTTCCAGTGCGTCCACGACATATTTGGTGAGTTTGCGGCGATGGCTCTCGCGTGTGTTCTCCGGTCCCTCCAGCCGCTTCGCGCCCCTCGGCCCGGGCTCATCCTCAAAGCGCCAGACATGATCGGAATAACGAGTCGATGTGGCTGGCTCAAGCTCTACCAGGTAGAACTCGACGACGTAGAACGGCCCCTTGCCAGAGCCTGTCCACTCGTTAATGTCGGCCATGCTGCCGCCGAAACCCATCGCGTCGGCAATCCAGCCCGTCGCAGTCTGAATGCCTCGCGGCTCAAGCACGCGCCGTCGCTTGCCGAATACAGCCTCGTACTCCTCGGGGCTGCCATACATTCGCAGGCGCCCAGCCCACATCGCGTCCTGACGATTCGCCATGCGCGCAGCCGGATCGAAAAAGATCGAGTGCGGATCCTCCACACTGACGATGCGAAAGCGCTGCTCATCCGTGCGCTGGTTGCAGTACTCAGTCGCCAGCTCGATCACGGCATAGCCGCCGGCTGCTGAGTACTTGCCAGCTGTGGCATAGGCTGTGCGCGCGTCGGAGCGGTGCTCAGTCTCGCGAATGATCCCCTCGTAGATGTCGGCAATGTCGGCGTCGGCGCCGCCACCCACGGGCATCACCTTGGGGCCCGGCGGGTTAAGCCGAATGTCGCCCTCAATCTGGTCCACGGCTGGTTTGCACTTGTTGATCGTGATGAGTGGCCGGTTGCGCGATTTTCGCTTCTCGATCTCGAGCTGTTCCCATTGCAACTCACCGCCGACGTAGAACCCCAAGCGCTTAACCTCTTCCTCCCGCTGTTTGCGGTTAGCCTCTTGAGCCACTTTCCAGCAGCGGCGGACGAAAGCGGGCAGGTTTTTCTTGGGGATTGCCATGGCTTAGAATGGCCTCAGTCCCCCTGGCATCTGAACGGTTTCGCCGGTCATAACAATCAGCCCGACGTTGAGGTCCTCGCGCTTCACGTGTGGTTCTCCGGCACCGAAATGCTCGGCCAGATCGAGCTTCGGCACTTCGTTCTCCAAAAACATCGCGGCACGGCCGGCGTCGATGAAGCTGCGGCCCTGCCGCTTATTTGGATCGATGCCGAAAACGACAACAGCATCCTTGCGGATGCCGACAAGCATCCCCGAATCGGCGCGATACAGCTTCTCGCCCTCGATTGAGTCCTTGCGACCCGGAGAGTGATAAATCTGGAGGATGTGCGTAGGTTCCATGTTACTTCCGCACATTCTCGGCGTACACCACCTGCTTCAGCAGCTTCGTGTTACCGCTGCTCCGCGCCCTCGACTTCGCAGCCATGAGTCGGGAGAGTGGTATTTTTTGGCCCTGGGGAATGCCAAGGGCGCGATGCAGCAACCCGCGGTGACTTTTCTTGATGTCGCTCATTGGGAGCCTTTCATCATCGACCCGATCGTCACGCGCTTTGGCAGCCCCCTGCGCGCTGTCGCCGCGAATTCATGCAGCGTCTTCTGCGGCAGGCTGGCGAGCCCGCGGTTGCGTTTGTACAGCGCCGATGGCTGGTGCTCGGCGATTGCGAAGAGGCGCTGCTGAGCTTGAGATTGAGCGGGCATCTTTCTCCTTATCCAAACGGCGCATAAGCTGGCGCGCGGTGGTGCAAATTCAGATAGGCCAGCGGATCGGCGTCGACCTGCTGCTGCTTGGACTGTTGAGCTTCCTTCGCCCCCATTGCCAGTGTCCGTAACGCGTCTGCAAAGTGTGAGGCCCAATCATGCAAGGGTTGCCGGCGCTCGTTGCCGTTCTTGGTCGGCGCACCCCACTGATAGTGCCGCAGCGCTTGAATGCCATCCGTGCACTTCTCAGCATCGAACCAAAATTGGGGGAACCGGGTGCGCACAGCGTTCAATCCATCGAACACGCTGAGCTGCGGGAGCACTTTCACTTTCCAGCCCGCACCCCGCATGATTTCTTCGATGGATATACCTGTGCCCAGGCTCTGCGCCCCGCCGTCCCACGGGAGGTAGTGAGTACCGAGCAAGTAATCTCGGCTTTGTAACTCCTGCATGTAGGCTTTGATCGGCTTCTGGCTGCCCGTAATGCAATCGAGTAGCCGAATTTCGCTTACTATCCGCTGGAAAATCCAGCAGCAGGTCTGATCGCCAAAGCCCAAGTCCCAAGCCGTATCCACGGGCAAGCGCTGCTCCGGCGGCACGTGTGTTAGGCGGTGCTCGAGCTCCGCCCGGCGCAACTCGTTGCCATAGATCGCACCGCTTACGCTCGAACGGCAGATGCCCTCATAGATATGTTCGAAGGACTCGGGATCGGTCTCGCGCAGAAACTCGATCTTAGAGCGTGACTCCTCACTGAGCCACCGGTTGTCGTGCCAGCTCGTCTTGACCACAATCGCGCCAGGCGGCGGGTTGATGATCCACCGTCGATAAGTGTCGTCGGTGTCCAGATCGGGGTTGAAGGAGACCCAGATCTCTGAGCCTGACTTGCGGATGGTCGGAAGAAGTATCGACCATGACCGCTTGCTCACAACCTGGGCCTCCTCCACCCACGCAATGTCGATGCTCTCGAACGATTTGATCTGAGTCACCGACAAATTCTGCAGGCCGACGAAAATGAACTCAGATCCGTTGCGCCCACGGATAGTACTCTGCAGCACTTCGTAACACTCGCTGAGGCCGAGCCGCTTGATCTGCTCGTCGAGGAGCTGGTGCACCGACTCTCGGATCGACTGCTGAGTCTCGCGAGCGCATAGAATGCGCAGCGGGCGTTGTGTAGCCATGAGCAGGAGAGCCTGCGCAATCGACCAGCTCTTGACACCATCGCGGCCACCCCAAAGTACCTTGTACGCGGCTGGCTTGAACAAAAACGCGAGCTTGTCCGGGAACTCGATGGCGATCTTAACTGCCGCTGGCATCAAGCCCTCCGGTGAGCTTTATTTCAACCTTCACACCGAGCGGAGTGCCGTCTGGATTGCTGAATTCCGTTTTATCTCCATACACCTCGCGGCGCCGGCCCTTAAGCAGGAACTGGATCAGCGAATCGGAATATTCATGCACCACAAGTGGGCCCATCACAGGCTTATCGTCCGCATCGAATTTGAGTTTCCCATCCTGATCGCGCTGCTGCATCTCCATGATGCGACCGTGAGATACTACAGGACGCTCGCAGCCATCATGCGCGCGCCGCCACGCCTCTGCTTCGAGGAGGTCCACAGCCTGACGCAGAGCCGCCTGGAATGCGGCTTTGTACGCTGGGTGTCTTTTCAGCCATCGGTAATGGGCTTCCGGGCGCACACCAGCGAGAGAACACGCTAGATCGATTCGGCCTGTGTTGGAAAATTCTTCGATTACACGCGCGCGTTGTTCAGGCGAATAATGCATACGGGGCCGATGCATGTCTCACGGCTTCCAGCGATTCCGCCATTCCCACCAGGCGCCGGCGCCGACGCTTATGAGCAGCACGGCGAAGATGACGACTCCGGCGCCCAGCAGTTGGAGAAACTGACGGACGCCGGATGGATCGCCCACAGAGAGGGTTAGGGCCATTGCCCATAAAGTACACCCAAAAAGCAAGCAATTTCTCAGAACTGAAGCGAAACACATTGCATTGTTGCACAAACGTTCACGCGAACTGGAGTTAAGTCTTTGAAAAACAAGAATTATGATTTTTGTTTCACTCGCGGCAAGATTAGGCTTGACAGATTTTACAGACAACCGCGGGCCGAGCCTAGCCCTGCGGCGCCTCCGGAAATTCGTTCCACTCGCGGCCGTCGAGTAGCCGCCCGGCGGCGCGCTTGCCGACGCGGAACATGGTCTTCTCGCCGGCGCCCTTGAGTCCATTACTCGCGCCATCAGGGAACACGGCTCGAACGCTGCCTT